TGTCTATCTTTTTCTAAAGCAAATATTTCTTCTGTTGTTTTACCTTGTTTAGTATCAAAGCCATAATGATTTTTACTGTCATTGTGAAACCTATCTACTAACACATACCTATAAACATAATTGTCTTTTTTAAAATGTAGTACAGGTTTTAAATCTTTAATCTGTTTCATGCACTCTAAGGGGTTTCCACTCTCGCTTCCACCCCTTAAAATTTTATTTATTAACTTACTATATAAGCAATTACACCATTCATTGAATCAGCATTTGCTAACGCACTAACAGCTTTTACTTGAATAGTAACTCCGTCATTACTGTCAAATTTATGGTTACCACCAGCTGCTTTTCCAGCAGTAGTGTTACCTTCCATTGAGAAGTAACCAGCAGTGTCCACATCTAAATTATCAACTAAACCATCTGGATCAGCAACTACTGCTGTTCCTGATGTATCGTTGTAAGCTAACCAGCCTATATCCATTTTTTGTGAACCAGCAGTAAAATTACAGAAAAATCTTGATAGACCACCTATAAGTTTAATTCTTCCTGCTGGAAGTTTTCCGATTGTTGCGAATGATCCAGCGTCACCGACACCAGATTGAGTAAAAGTAAAAGCTAATGTTCTTACTTTACCAGAATCGCTTCTTGCGGAAGCCTTGACTAGAGGAGTAGCAATTGTTTGTGCAAACTCCGTACTATTTTGTGTTGTTACAGCCATATTATTTATCTCCTATTATGCTTCTTGACATACTATACCTAGAACTTTTGCTTCTTCCATTCTAGTAGCACCGATTGTTTGACAATAATAAACTTGAGTTGCATACGATTTGTCTGCTCTCTCATCTATTCTTGCGTTTATATCTTTTCCAATAGCAAGAGTTAAACCATCCTGTGCAAAAGCTATACAAGTTCTGTCATTACCAGTCTTGCTTAGTCTATTTGATACAGTAAAGTTAAAACCAAGGAACGAGTTAATTTCACCCTGTACTAATGCTTTTACAGTATTGAAATCTGAACTTGTTACTTCAGTTGTTGCTAAAAGGTTTGTGATCTGCTCAGGAGACACAACAATGTGTCTTGTAATTGAAGGATCAACATCACCAATATCAAAAGTCTGCTTAGCAGTTCTTAATTTAGCGATTGTTAAACCTGCTCCACCAGCTGCAATAGCTGTCTGAGGCGCTGTAGATGTTGCACCTGTTTCGCCAGTAAAGGCAGTTGCAGTTGCAGCAGCTATGATCACATCATCCATTGCTCTTCCCATTGCCATAGCAGCGGCTTGAGCGTAAGATGAAGTAGGGTCTATTAAGAGTCTTACTTTGTCTTGTTGATCGATTAGATCAGCAAATTCATAATCAGCAAGTGATACTCTACGTCTAGCGTGAGGTGTATCAATTTGCGGAGTGTCTGAATGTCTGCTAACTTTTAGTTGAGCAGTTACTGAACCAACTTGATCAAAGAAAGCATTTTTTCCTGTAACGCTTTCAACTCTGACTTTGTCTCTTAATAATGATCCCATTTGTTGAGATAACATTTGTATGTTAGCAGAATACTGCTGTACAAATGCTGTTGTTATTTGTGATGACATATTTTGTCTCCATTATTATTGTTGATTTATATAATCAGAAAGGTTCTCCACCCAGAGGTAGGCAATTCTTGGATTTAAAGTCTTTTAGACCAGAAGTCTATTCCTTCTTGTCAATAAGGTTCTTGCGAATTGTCTTACCATTTATCCATTTATAATAAATATCAGCGGTTGGCAAGGGATTATTTTTCTGAATTTCAGAACCTGTTTCCTTTATCAACCGCAATATTTCTAAACGAATCTCTTTATCATTAAGATTGTTATTTTGCATTTAACATTTCTCTTAATGTGTAAACTTGTTGTACTGCTTTATCGTGATCTGGATGACTTTTATTCCAATAAGGACCATTTCTGTCACTAGATATAGAATTTATTTCAGATTCAAGATCCTTAACTGTATTAGTATTTTCACTTTCTGTTGATAAAATTTTATCTTCTGACATCATTCCTGCTATTTTTGCAAAGCCTTTTATTATTTCTGGATGATCTCCAAGTCTTGTACCATTTGATAAAGTCATATCTAATACTTCTGGATTAATATTAGCTTTAGCTAATGCTCCAGCTTGTTTAACTTTACCTTCAAAGTCTCTACCCCATTCTTGTCTTAACTCTTGTTCAGATTGTGATTGAGCAGTTTCAGTATCAATTTTTGATTGCTGTGCAGTACCTTCCATATTATTTTTATAGAACTCTAAAATACCTTGAGCTTGTTTATTATTTAATCCTAACTTGTGAGATTGTTCAGCAAAAGATTTAACTGCATTTTCATCCATTGAAACAGTTTCTGATTTTGCATCTAAAGCATATTTATCAGCAGACTCTGGTCTACCTAATTTTTCATAAACTTCATTCCATTGATCTTCTGTAGAATTATTATTTGGTATAACTAATTTATCTTGACCAATCATTTTAGTTGCGTTGATATAACTTTTAGCTAACGCATCTATCTCAGTAAATTTTTCAATGTTAGGATCATTTCTAAAATCCTCACTAATTGAATCTTTCCAAGATGCTGTTGTTGGTGCAGGTGTAGGTGTTGCAGGTTGTGTAACTGGTGCAACTGGTGTTGGTGTTTCTGTAGTCGTTGTTTCTACAGGCACAACTTCTTGTGTTATCTGTTCGCTTGACATATTTATTTTCCTTTTTCTTTATCATTTCGTAGTATTGATTTAATAAATAGAATGACACTACGCTGTCCTTCCATGTATGCACTTTCATGGCTATCACCTTTTACATTGGTGGTAGAATGATAATGACATCTTTTTTCAAGATCAGATAAAACTTCTTTACCTTCATCTGTGTTGAATATGTATTCGTAATTTTTTTTAAGTCCCTGAATGAATTGTTCCATTTGTTTATTTTCTTCCATACTATTCCACTTCAGCATTTACCAAAGCTCTTGCTTCGTCTGGCAATGCTTTTGCTAGTGGTGCTATATCTCCTCCTGCCTGTGCGGCTTGTTGCATTTGTTGCATTTGTTGTTGTTCTGCTGCTGCTTGTGCAGCTTGTTCTCTTTGTGCGTTTACTTCATTTTGTGATTTTAATAATTTCTGTGGCATACCAACTATGTCTGCCAAGTGTTTAACTAAGTTATCAAAATTAACATAATCAAATACTGGTGCTACATTTGCAAGTGATCCTAATATTTCTATTGCTCTCATAATAGATTGTAGCTCTGTAGATTTTTGTGCTTTAGCAAGTGGAGAAACATATTCAATTTCAATTTCTCTACCAGATAAAAACTCTGGAGCTTCTGGTAACATATTGTTACGAAGTAATATTGCAAACACTCTATCAATTAATGGTTTTAATAATTCTGATTGTAGTCTACCAAGAACAGGTCCTAGTAATCTCATCTTCTCTTCGTTTCTTTGGATAACTTCTGTTGCGGTCATTTGAGGACCTTGCTGTAATTGAAGTTGATTAACATAGAATACATTTCTAATAGCATCTCTTCTTTGTTCTTCCATGTTTAAACCTAGTGGATTATTTGCACCAATGTTTAAAGGTTCAATTCTATCTCTTGTACCACTTCTATAAAAATTTAATCCGCCTGGTACAGTTCTAACTGGAAGTAAGAATCCATCATCTGGAACTAATAGAGGTGGGTCAACTTGTTTTTGTGCAGCTTTGATTGTTGTCTTAGACATTTCATTTAGCATCTTAACATCTGGCAACGCTGTCATTGCTGGACTTCTTCCATAAATTTCATTTGATGCTTTTAAATATCTTGGTACTACAAATGGAAACTCTTTAAATCCAGATACAGATAATTCATTTGCATTTTTATATTCTAAGTAAACAGATTCAAATGGCATATTAGCTTTGTCTTTTTTCTTAGGATTAAAATCTGATCTTGGATAAACTGCGTGTAGTATTTCTACTTCTTGATAAGGGTCTTTTTTAAATACACCTTGAATATCAGATGATACATTATCACCAAACTTTTGTACTGCTGCTCTTGCACTAATGTGAAATCTTCTAAAGATTGTATCAACTCTACCTTTATCATTCTCTGCAATAAAAACTTCATTGATATGTCTTGTTGAAAATTTAATTATATCATCATCATCTTCTTCAATAAACATTGCTGCTGTACCAAATGTAATTAGGTCATGGTACAGTTCAAATATTTCTTGTTGAAAGTTTGATCTGTTAAATGCTGTGTACATAGATTCAGTTGCTGACTCTAACCAAATTTTTGCTTCATCTTCATTCTCAACATCTGTATCTTTAAATCTTAAAGTAAACCAAGGTGTTGATGGATTAGTCATCATACCATGTAGTGATGCTGCTAATAATTCTACTGCTTGTATTGGTGAAGAATCAAAAATAGCTTCCATTCTTTTATCACCTCTAGCTCTAGTCTTAGTTACATCTGCTTTTCTTGGTTGCATATAATCCGCAACTTCTTGCCAATGTGTTTCCCAGTTTTGTCTTTGACCTTCTAGTCTGTCAAACCTTGATAATAAATCTCTAGTTAAATCTGTTTTTGCCATTACTTACCTTTTTTTTTAAGTGCAATTTTATGTGCTTTTGTAAAACTCATTCCTTTGTTCATTGCCACTTTCATATCTTTCATATGTTTTGTAGAATGATGAACACTATGTTTTTTTAAAGTTGTTTTTTGTCTATCTGTTAATGCCATTATTGTCCTAATAAACTTTTCTTACCTAGTGTTATAGTTTCATCTTCTACACCTTTGGCACTTGTCATAATAGTTGATGATCTTCCTTTTGCTTTTGTTTGTCTTGAATCATAACCATCTGCACTTGTTGCTGAACTTTGAGAAACTTCTGCTACTGTTGGTGCAACAGCTATAGGAGCTGGTGTTGGTGGTGCTGGTGGTCTTGGTCTAACTATTCTTGCTACTGCTCCACCCATATTATTCTCCAAATGTTAATGATGATTTTGTTTCTTTAGTTTGTTTTACTTTAACTTCATTTTCAAAAGTAATGTCATTGCTATGATCTATAGCTTTTTCATAAGTTCTTTTTTCTATTTCTACTTTTGGTTTTTTTTTAAATATCTTTTTAATTTTCTCAAACATTATGATCCTAGTAAAGTTTTGTTTTCTGTTTCTGCTTCTTCTTCAATACCTAATGGTGAAGTTAAAATAGTAGATTTACGACCTCTTCTTTTTCTTTCTACTGCTGCTTGATCTGCCGCAATCCTATCTTTATCTGCTTGAGAGACTTCTGCTGAAGGTGCTTCTGGC